CTCTACGAGGTCACCGGACCGTTGGGGTTCAAGCTGTCACCTGGACGTCGGACAGGCACGTAAGCTGTCTGTCATGGCAGAACAGACGACGCGGCCGATCGAGTTCGCCGACCGGATCATCGAAACCGTCAAGCCGAACGAGGGTCAGGTGGCGGTGCTGGTCCGGATGGGCTTCTGGCGCAGGAACTACGGGGAGGAGATCGACCCCAGCAGTCCCCAGTTCGCCAAGCAGCTCTCCGCGCTCAACCGGCTGATGACCCTGATCGCGGCTCTGTTCGCCAAGCAGGAGGACTGGGACTGGATCGAAGACCAGATGGCCGAGGGGACCATGGACCCGAAGGAAGTCCTGCCGCTGCTCGTGGCCATTCTGCGGGTCTGGAACGATGAGGAGATGCCCACCAACCGGGCGGGCCGGCGTACAGCGGCCAAGAAGACCACCGCCAAGCGGGTCCAGCAGCTACCACCAGTGGATGGGCGGACGTGACCGATGCGGCAATGGCTGCACTGTCCATCTGGGCAATCGAGGTGGACCTGGCCGGGCTGCGCTACATGATTCCTGCGCTGCCGGCCGAGGTGTGGTTCCGGGCGGTCCTGGACGACGAACAGCCGATGCCCATCGTCCCCGGGCTGTGCGATCCCGACACCGAAGAGTTGCTGATGGAGGAGCTGATGTCGGGCCGGATCATGGTCGCGGACATCCTCCGGGCCAACCGGGATGCGCTCGCGGCAGCGTCGGGCTGGCCATGGTGGGAAGCAGACCGGCTGATCCGCAGCGCAGCGGCGCACTGGCGACAGATCGGTGGAGAGCTGGCCGTCCACGGGCTGGACATGAGCCGGATCAGCCTCGGCGCAGCCCTCAACGCCATCTACGCCCTAGCGGTCCGCCACATGACCAAGGAGCAGCGGTTCACCTTCGACTCTCAGCTTTCGACGCCACCGGCCGGCGCAGCCGCCGAATGGTTCGATGAGGAGTTCTACGCACAATCGTTCGAGGATGCGATGCGGGAAGCCCAAGGAGGGCAAGCCACTTCCGTAGCAGGGTAAGCACTGGTTCCGGTGCAGCCCAACGGCTATCTTGCGCACCATGGCGACTCCTCGGCAGGTGGGGGCCGCGTTCGTCGAGGTGCTCGGCGACTTCGCGCGGTTCCGCCGTGAAGCCGAGAGAGAGCTGAACCACGAGCTGCGGGAGTTGGGCCGGCACGCCGAGTTCAAGCACCTCGTCCAAGCAGCCGGCGATGCCGGTGAGGATGCGGGCGAAGAGTTCATCGAGGAGTTCAGCGAACAGATTGTCCGGGGTGGTCGGCGGAATGCGCGGCTGGTGTCCCGGTCCCTGCGGGAGGGAGTCGACGAGGCTCTCGATGGGGTGCGTAACACGTCCGAAGACCTGTTCGCGTTCCTGCGCCACGCTGCGTCTGGGATCGGCAAAGGGTTCACCGGACTGCTAGCCACCGTCGGGAAGCTGGGGCCGGCGTTCCTGGTGCAGATGATCGCCCTACCACCAGTCATCTTCTCGGTGATTCTGGGGTTGACTGGGCTGGCCGCGCAGCTTTCCAACATTCTCGGACTACTCGGGCTGTTCCCCGGTGCGCTGACCATCCTCATCGCCTCGATCGTTCCTCTGGTCATCGCGTTCCAGGGCTTCGGCGATGCGATCGAAGCGATCATCGACGGTGACCCAGAGAAGATCAAGAAGGCGTTGGAGGGCCTGTCCCCAGCCGCCCGGAGCGTCGCCAAGGAGTTCCAGACCCTCCTACCGCTGTTCCGGGAGATCCGGAAGATCGTCCAGCAGGCATTCTTCGAACAGATCACCGGTGCCCTCACCCGCCTACTGCGGGTGCTGGGGCCGGCGCTCGTCGGGGGGCTGGCCAACGTCGCCACCGCCATGGGCCAGCTCCTCGACTCGTTCGCCCGGACACTCGCCACCCCCAAGGTGGCAGACCAGATAGCCAGGATCTTCGCCGCCACGGGCAACATCATCACCGTCCTCGGCGCGGGTGGGCTGCGGCTCCTGGAGGGTTTCCTCGGCATCATCGTGGCCAGCCTGCCCACCATCGAGAAGCTGGCTGCCGAGTTCGGTGGCTTCCTGGCCATGATCGGGGACAAGCTCCTCCAGGCCATCGAAGATGGCTCGTTCCAGCAGTGGCTCGACGATGCGCTGGAGGTGTCTGGTCAGCTCCTCACCACGTTCAAGCTGCTATGGGAGTTCGTCACCCTGCTGTTCGGTCTCACCGAGGAAGAGGGCAAGCAGTTCTTGGCCGACATCAACTCCGCCCTCAACACCCTCAACACCTACCTGAAGGATCCGGTGGTCCGGGATGCGCTGAAGGGTCTGCTTCAACTGTTCACGCTGATCGTCGGCCAGGTGGTAGCCATCGGGATCGCCTTTACGTCGATCGCGTTGTTCATCGGGTTTGTGATCGAGAAGGTAAAGCAGCTCATCCAATGGTTCGACCGTCTCGCGGCCAAGAGCAACATCATCCGGGCCATCTCCCCAGCGATCACCGGCTTCCTGCCGGCACTGTTCGCTGAAGGTGCGGTGGTTCGTCAGCCGACTCTCGCGGTGGTCGGGGAGGCGGGACCGGAGGCGGTGGTGCCGCTCAACAACCCACAGCGGGCACGGCAGGTCATGGGGCAGGCGGGCCTGCTCGACATGGGCTTCGGTACGGGCGGTCCACCGATCGTCCAGGTGTTCCTCGGCACCCAGGAGATCACCGACATCCTCGACGTACGGGTCAAACGCGCACTGGACGCAGCGGGACGCGCGCTCGTACATGGACCCCGGGCAGCGTGACCCATGCCGATCATCGACGCGCAGCCGTTCCCCGACCTCGGACATGTGCTGGTCGACACCGACTGGGCAGACGTCCCGGCCGCCACCTGTGTCCAGGTCGTCCGGGTGCGGCTGGACACCCCAGACACCGAGACCCCACTAAGGCCGTACATCTACCCGTGCGGGGAATGCGGGGAGTACATCCACACCTCCGGCGGTCGGGCGATCTTCTGGGACACCGAGGCACCGCTGGACACGATGTTCTTCTACCGCACCCGGGCATGTGGTTTCACCATCCCCGGTGGCCCGATCTTCGACAGCTTCTCCCGCACCGTCTCCAGTGATTGGGGCGTAGCGGACACCACCCAGCCATGGACGACCAGCGGAGGTTCAGCCAGCGACTTCTTCGTCAGTGCGGGGACCGGCAAGCACAGCGCAGGGACCGTCAACATCACCCGCCGTACTGTCATCGGCGCGGAGATCACCGACTTCACCATGCGGTTCCAGGTCAAGATCCCCGCCGTGGCGCTCACCGCCGCGATCAACGTCGGTCCGATGTGGCGATACACCGACACCAACAACCATTACAGGCTCAACATTGCCTTCGCTACAGACAACACTGTTGATCTCACCCTGTCTTCGGTCATCGCGGGCGTTGTCACGACCCTGGCCACTGCCAACAACGTGCAGACGTACATAGCCAACGACGTCTTCGAGATCCGATTGGATGTGCTCGGCGACAACTCCTCTGCCAAGGTCTGGCATGTGGGTACACCGGAACCGGCTGCGTTCCAGATCACCGGTACCGATTCCACCTTCTTTACCGGCCAGGTTGGGCTCCGCACCATCCTTTCTGCCGGCAACACCAACACGTTGCCGGTGATTTTCGAGTTCGACAACTTCTCCGTCGATCCCGTCGACACCCAGACCGAAACCGGACCTCTGTACCTGGCCTCCGACGAAGGCTTCTGGCTGCGGGATCCGGTACGCCCGTGCAACGACCGCCGGATCGAGCTGTGCTTCGCGCCCAACCCGGCATGCCTACCCGGTCCGGGCATCTTCTTCATCGAGATGGGCAGTGAGAGCTATCCCAACAACGGGGGGCTGCTGCCGCCGGCCAACCGACGCCGACCGCTTCCTGTCCACCGGCAGCGGCGTGACGCTGACTCCATGCTCACATTGGCGACCCGGATGTTCAGCGACCGGGATAATCTGCTGACCACACTGGAGCCCGGCAGTGGGCTGCTGTTCTCCGGACCGCCAAACTACGGCATCCCCGACCGCTACATGTTCATCCCCCCGGTCGAGGTTGGCCGGGTCTCCCCCGACCACCGCTACCAGCCGAGGCTGCACCAGCTTCCCTACACCACCATCGATCGGCCAGTAGGCACCACCCAAGGGGTTTGTGGATCCCAGTTCTCTGATCTGTGTGACGTCTACGGGACCTGGGACGCTATGGCGACGGCGGGACTGACCTGGTTCGATCTGTTTGCGGGTGTCGCGGGTGGCTTCGATCCGGGATGGAAGACCTACGCCGAATACGACGTCGACTTCTCCGACTACGCCGCATCAACGGCCACCGGGCTGACCTACCACCAGCTTCTGTGGGGCGACTACTGATGTTGGCTGGCGGAACCGATCTGCTCTACCGGCAGGCGTTGGCCGCCGGCCATGAGCCATACGTTCGGATCGAGGTGTGGCGAGCCGACGAACGGCTGGAGACAGACCTGGTGTTCGTCAACGGCACCGTCACCGCCACCCTCACCTCCCGGGTAGCTCGGACCTGCACCCTGACCGTCCACGAAGACCTCTACCCGTTCAACGACGACGGCCTACTCAACCCGTTCGGCAACGAGCTGAGAGTCTTCGCCGGGGTGGTGTTCGCTGACGGCGAACGCTACATCTGGCCGGTGTTCGTCGGCAAGATCGTCGAAGCGGCTCTCGGGGAAGGCGACTGCCAGATTGTCGCCTCGGACCGGGCAGCCGAGGTCGAAGACGCAGCGTTCATCGCGCCGGAGAACAGCACCGTTGGTGCGCCGGTTGTCGACGAGTTCCAGCGGCTGGTCTCCGACGGTGTACCCGGAGCCCTCTTCGGTACCTCGGACAGCTTCTTCCAAGTCATGCCCGTCCTTACCTGGGAGCACGACCGCGCAGGCGCGCTGGACGAGATGGCAACCTCTGTTGGAGCGTTTTGGTACCCACTGGCTGATGGCCAGTTCGTCCTCCGGAAGATCCCATGGACCGTAGCCGGCGAACCGCTGGTGACCTTGACCGACGAAGACGGTGGCAGCATCACCAGCTCCAGCGCGGTACGCAGCCGGGAGACAGTGTTCAACTCGGTCACCGTCACCGGGGAACGCCCCGACGGGACAGTGCCCGTGTTCCACACCGCCGAAGACAGCAACCCGGACTCGCCCACCTACACGGGCGGGCCGTTCGGTGTCCGGAACAAGCTTGTCCAACTCGACACCCCCTCGACACCCGACGGTGCCCGTGAAGCGGCCGAAAGTTACCTTCGCCGTACCACAGCGTTCACCGAAGCGTGGACGTTCTCCTGCGCTCCCGATGCGGCGTTGGAGTTGGGCGACATTCTCCGGTTGGACGTGCGGGGTCGAGTCGACATCCGTCAGGTGGTGGCCTCGTTCTCGTTACCTTTGACTCCCGGCAACGAGATGCGGGTTCAGTGCCGTGCGCAAGTCATTGGCGCATTGGAGGCGGTGGCGTGAGCCTGGTCTCGAAGGTGGCGGAACGTCCGGAGCGGAACAACCTCCGGGTGGGTGTCGTCAGCCAAGTCACGCCCGACCTGCTGGTTTCGTTGGCCGGTGGTACGGTGCGCAATCCCGGAGTTGTGTCCGGGTACAGCCCCGTCGTCGACCAGACGGTCTCGCTGGTCCGGCAGGACAACAAGTGGCTGGTGCTCGGCGCCAACAACGGGCAAGGCAATGGGGGAGATCGTGGGCTCCAGATCAGCACTTTCTCGACGCTGATCACCACGACGGAGACCACCGCCACGAGCATGACTTGGGACTACCGGACCGGCGACCGGATCAAGATCGATCTGTCGGCTGTCGCTGTCGCCAACGGGGCCAACCGGATCATGACCGTCCGATTCAAGGAGGACGGCGTGACCTTGTGGACAATGACCATCGACACCGGAGCTACCTCGGTCTCTTTGTCGGCCGCGCAGTGGCGGATCCGTCAGCTTCTCACGGAGGGAATCCACACCTACGTGGTCACCGGCCAGATGAGCGCCTTCACCGGCAGTCTGGTCGGACAGATGTCCATTGGGTTGGTCTGAGGAGGGGAGATGGTTGCCTACACCGCCACCCAGGCGTACCCGTACCAGGTCGGCACGGACCGTCCCTGCGACGCCCCCGATGTGTGGTGTGACTTCGTGGCCAAGCTCGAAGCCGATCTGGTGGGTCTGGACAATTTGCTGGGCCGGCTGTCCCCGGCGGTACCCGTTGCCCGGATCGTACGGACGACCCCGATCACCATCGTCGCGGCAACCGATCCGCTCACCGGTTCCGACGTGATGCGGGTGCCGTTCGAGTCGGTCGACTTCGACACCGACAACATGGTCGACCTGGACCGGACCGCGTACCTGATCATTGGCCGGCGGTTCGGCATGTACTACATGACCGGCGAAGCCACCGTCCAAGGCGGCACCTCCGGAGGTCACCTGGAAACGTTCGCCGCCAACTTCTCCCCCAGCGGCTCCGGCACCATCGGCATGGACCAGCTCCGCATCCCGGGCGCGGGAAGCAACTATTTCGTCCGGGCCAGCGGGTTCGCCTTCAACAACCCCAGCTTCGGCGATGTGGGCGCTCAACTGTCCTTCAGTGGTGACGCGACGTCGATCCTCGTCCAGCGTGCCTCGTTGTCTCTCTACTGGATCTCCGACAGGTTCGGGCCATGAGGTTCACCGACATCCTGGCGTTGCCGTGCCCGAGTCCGGAGGACTACGGGGCGCTGGCGCTCTACATGCAACGGCTGGCCTTCGAGATCGAGGCAAAGATCCTGTCACAGCGGTCGCTCGCGGATGACTTCGACGATCGGCGGGTCACCATCTGGCAGAGCGCTTCGCTGGAGGGTCCCGGAGCGGACAACTCCGACCTGGGTATCCAGCTCGTCACGGCTGATGTGCTCTACAGCAACGTCAACCCGCCGTTCCCCGTGTTCAACGACGCGTTCCAGATTGGCATCAACCCCGGGACATTCTTGGAGCCCGGGATCTACCACATCGGCTTCATCGTCAACATGGTGGAAACCGGCGCGGTGACCAACGACAGCTTCCGCCACTTCTCGATCTTCCTGGAGAAGGACGTCGGCTCCGGCACGGTCCTATTCGCGCAGGCAGAGCGCATCGTCCAGGCGGAGAACATCGCCGGAGGCTCGTTCTTCGGCAGCGAGACGACCTTCGAAGTGGACCAGGACTTCCAAAGCTGGCGGGCGCGGATGATCTGGCGCCACGGGAACACCGGCTCGACCGTGCAGATCCCCATCGGAGGGCTGTACGTATGGCTGTACCGCATCGGCTCCGGCGACGTGATCGAGGTGGTCTGAGATGCCTGGCGCTACTCCTGTCCTCGGTATTCCGTTCCCGCTGATCGGCGAGACTGTCGGACCGGCCGACTTCCAGGCCCTCGCGGCTGCAGTGGACGCGTTGGTCACCGCTGATGAAGCCCGGGTGGCCGAGTTTCTGGATCGGCCGATGCTACGGATCAACACCAGCCAGAACGCGGCCGTCACGGTCAACGTGGAGACATCCGTCATTTTCACCTCGGTCTTCATCGACAACGACGGGATGTTCTCCGCCGGTACACCCGACCGGGTGACGATCCAGACCGCTGGCGTGTACCTGTTCCGGTTGGACTACGGAATCGGCAACTACACCCTGCTCACGTCCTCGCGTTATGGCCTGTTCAAGAACGGTGTCCGGATGTACGCGGAACGCAAGAACGAATCCACCGGAGGCCCAGCGCTGGAGACCACCCTGACCGGACTGGTTCCCTGCAACGTGGCCGACTTCATCCAGGTCCGGATCCTGTGGACCGGCACCGGCGGTCCAGCCGACGACTTCGGCTCTCTGCACGCCATCCGACTCGTACCTCTGTGAGGAATCATGCCCGCCAACACCCCTGACCAGCAGATCACCCTTCCGGTTTCCGGCGACCCGAACAACGTCCCCCTGTCGTTCGCGGACGCAGTGGCCGACATCGAGCCCCGGCTGGTCAAGCGGTATGCCGACGACGCTGATCGGACAGCTCGCAATGGAGCCCCCACCAACGGGGAGGCGTCGTTCCTCACCGCACCGGGCAGGTTCGACGTACGGGCGGCCGGAGTGTGGATGGAAGCACTGCCGCTGTTCGTCCGCAAGGCCACCGAAACCCAGGTGGTCAACAACTCCACTACGTTGGTCAACGACAGCCACTTGCTGCTACCCGTCCAGATCAATGGCGTCTACGAGGTGTCGGGTTCGCTCTATGTCGACTCGGGCACCACTGGAGACTTCAAGGTTGGTTGGACGGGGCCAGCCGGCGCCACGATGCCCCGGTGGGGTCTGATCGGTCTGGACACGGGCACCGCTGGGGCGGCTGGAAACCTGAATGCCGGCGTGGCGGCGACCATCGGCTCGACGCTCTCACGTGGCGCTCCAGGTATCGGCACGTTCGTCCTGATCCGGATCACTGGCCTGCTCGTCGTTGCTGGGACCGCCGGCAACCTTCAACTCCAGTGGGCGCAGAACGCGGCCGAAGCCGTGAACACCCGGATCAAGACCGACTCCTGGCTGAGGCTCGATCGGGTGGGGTGAGCACATGCAGCAGAAGTTGATCGTGCTGGGCCGGAACCGACCGCACGAGCTGCTGCTGCTCCTGCTGTCGATCCTCTGGGGCGGGGTGGCACTGTTCGCTCCGACACCGGACGGTCTCGTCAGCCGGCTGCCGGGCTGGCTGACGATCCTCGCAGCCGGCGCACTGCTGTCCAGCGGGACAATCGGACTGGTGGGGTGCCTGTGGCGTACGACTGTCGAGGTCGGGCTGGGCCTGGAACTGGGGGCCATGCTCATCGGCGCCGGAGGGCTCCTCCTTTCCGGTTACGCGGTCCTGCGGTACGGAGAGGGAGGAGGGACCGTTACGGCCGTCTTCATGTCTGTCTGGATCGTGGCAAACATGTGGCGGGCCATGCAGATATGGAACGATCTACGCACCTTGCGACCGAGAGGTGGATGAACCTTGGATCTTGCCACGATCATCGTCGCGGCCGTGAGTGCGCTGCTGTCCGGTGGGGGTGCGGCGGCTGTCGTCTCGGTGCTGGCCCGACGCAAGCTGACCAGCGCGGAGGTCACAGAGAAGCTCACCGACAGCGCGATCCAGATGCTAGAGGTGGCTAAGCGTGAGGCCCGTGCGGACGTTGCCGACATGCGCGCCGAGCTGGCCGAGACCCGTGCGGAGCTGTCGGATGCGCGACGGGAGGCGGCCGAGGCGCGACGGCGGATGCGGGAGATCCGGCAGGATGCGGAGAGCCTCGTTGGGTTCCTGGACCGGGTGCTGACGGCAATCAACGATCCAAAGATGACCATCGGCCGGCTGCGGGTGCTGGTCGGCCAAGGTCCCCCGAACGGACTGGGGACCTTGCGCGAATCCGACAGTTAGGCTGAACATCAGATAACTGTTCGGCCAGACAGGGAGGCGTGGGTGAAGGTCTCCGGGATCCCCTACATTCAAGGCCGGAACGCGTACACCGACGCCGACCGGGCCAAATATGGCATCGCGATCCACAACACAGCCAACGACGCAACTGCCCGCGCGGAGGCCGACTACGCCACCCGGCGTACCGATGGGGTCAGCTCCCACTTCTACGTGGACGACACCGAGGTCATCCAGTCACTGGACACTGACAGCCGAGCGGGGCATGCCGGGAGTAACACGGGCAACGAGAACGCTGTTGCGGTGGAGATCACCGGCACGAACGACAAGTCCCGTGATTGGTGGCTGGACAATGTGAACTGGACGCTGCTGGGTTCGGTGTTGGCCCAGGTGGTGGCCCAGTACGGTGTCGAGCTGCGGCGAGCATCCGTGTCGGAGATGAAGTCCCGCCCCAAGGTCCGTGCCTTCTACGGGCACGACGACATGAGGCAAGCCTGGGCTGGAACGACCCATACAGACCCGGGGGCGAACTTCCCCTGGGATCGACTGTTCAGCGCGGTAGGAGGAGAAGACGTGGGTGCCTGCGAGCGGGTAGATCACATTCTGGAGACCGGGCAACGTCCGGAAGGCAACCAGACAGCCGACGGCGGTAAGGCGATCAACTGGCTGGTCCGGATGCTCGGCGACGCGGCTGGTCCGGGTGAGCCGGGGGATTCCCGTTCCATCATGACCAAGATCGATCTGCTCCTCAGTCAGATGGAGGAGCTACTCGACCGACCACCGGTCGACGCCGAGGAGTTGGCTGAAGCGCTGGCCGGCAACGCCCAGTTCGTCCAGGATCTAGCGGCTGCCCTCGCCCCGTTGCTCCAGACTCAGGCGTTCAACGTCAGCTTGACCGGCTCGATGTCGGGTAGCATGTCCGGCTCCGCAACCCCGGGAAGCTGACCATGTGGACCTGGAACTTCTGGCGTCAGGCGTTGGAACGTGCCGTGAAGACCTTCGCCCAATCGGCGCTGGCCATGCTGACTGGTGACGGGATGGGACTGTTGGATGTGAACTGGAGCAACGTCGCCTCGGTCTCCCTCTTCGCGGCGCTGATCTCCGTCTTGTTCTCGATCGTCAGCCTCGGCGTCGGGCCGGAGAAGGAAAGTCCGTCTGTGGTGAAGGTGGACTGACGTGGCACGTGTTGCGGTACCCGTGACCAAGGTCAGCCGGCTGACCGTCAATGCTCTGTCCGCTGCGGTATCGGATCAGGCCAACGACCACACCATGGTCAACAATGGCGCGACGATCCTCCTGGTCGTCAACGCCGGAGGTGCCACCCACAACGTTCAGGTGTTGATCGAGCAGACCCTCGACGGTGAGGTCGTCGACCCGAAGGACTACGTGATCCCGGCCAACTCGACGGTGCCCTTGGGCCCGTACCCGAAGCAGATCTACGGCGACAACCTGCTGATCAACATCGACCACGCTGACCTGAGCCTGCGAGCGTTCTCCCTGGTCTGATGAGCTTGCGCAGGTCCGTTGTCATGTATTCTCGACCTTGACAACGGACCCGAGGAGGGCGAATGACGACCAAGGAAACCCTGCTCGACTTGGCCGGCATCGCGCGCCTGCTCGGTGTGGCCCCGACGACGCCGCAACAGTGGCGGATGAGAGGTCAGCTACCCCCACCGGACGAGCCCGATTTCCCGGACAAGCCACTGTGGTATCGGTCCACGATCATCCGCTGGGCCAAGAACACAGACCGCTGGCCACCCGGGCGAGTGGCCCGGCCAGCCGCACGTAGAAGCTGAACAGAACATGCCCCGGGTCGCCTCCGGGGCATGTTCTTCTCTGCGGGAGAGAGTGGGTGGCATTCCCCACCCTAGAGGTTCCAGCGAGCCATTCCCAGAGACCCCAGCCGGCGGTATCTTCAGCGGATACGACGACTCCCCGGGTGTGTCAGCCCGGGGAGTCGTGGACCCGAGTCGCGGATGGCGGCGCAGGGTCGGTGGACCGATGGACGGTTCTCGCGGACCATACCGTGTCACCCGTCCACTCACCAAGCGTGACGGAAGGGCGTGTCGGATGGGTTCGTTCGTGATGGTGCCGATGTGGCTGATGAATCGGCGGGTCTCCCCCAGTGCGCTGACGATCTATAGCTGGCTCGCGTCTTTCGGCTCGTTCAACCCCGGTACCGGACGCTATGTGGAGTGCCGTCCCGCGTTGGCCACCTTGGTAGCGCACAGCGGGTTGAGCGAGTCGACGATCACCCGGTGCGTGAAGGAGCTACTGGCAGCCGGTGCGCTAGTCCCGCGCAAGCGCTACGCACCGGACGGCGGCAGTCTGCCGACGTGTTACGAGCTGATGTTCCACGAGCCGGACGGGGGAGGGGGGGGTGTCGCTGGCGACACCCCCGGGGTGTCGCCAGCGACACCCAACCAAGAACCAAACACCAAGAAGACCACCTCGCTACGCTCGGTGGGCGCTCGCTCCGCTCCGCCAGCCGAAGAAACCGCACAGACGATCTTGCGTGACTGGATCGACTACCTCACGTCCATCGGGGTGAAACTTCCTTCGCATCACCGGGCGCGGTACGGCCGGGGCATCAAGGAGCTGCTGGGCGACGGTTTCTCCGCCCGCACGATCAAGAAGGCGTTGGCGGCGATGACCGCCAACGGATCCATCCATCGGCCCATGATGTTGCACGAGACCGTCGTCAAGCTCCAGACCGGACCGGAGGTCAGAGATCGGCCGGTCAGCCGCGAAGAGGCGCAGGCGCAGGTACGGGAAGGCCGGCGGGCGCGGGCGCGCGAGCTGGTCCGGGAACATGGCTGGTGTCCGGAACATCCGGAACAGCCCGGTGGGAAGACCGACGGGCTGTGGAACTGCAAGCGCTGTACCCAGGAAGGCCGGCGGGACCTGTCCGCCGAGCTGAGTGAGCTGGGGGCCAGCTTTGGCCGGACCTGAGCTGGGCGACGTGGCCGCCGAACGCGTCGTCCTTGGCGCCATGATGCTCAGCCGTGAAGCTGTCGCCGAGGTGTTGGAAGTCCTGGAACCAGTCGACATGTACCGCCCCGTCCACACCACCATCTTTACCGCGCTGCACCGGCTGTTCGTGGCCGGTGAACCACTCGACCCGGTAGCGCTGTCTGGTGCCCTGCTGGCCACTGGCGAGCTGGACCGTGTCGGTGGGACCGCGTACCTACACACCTGCATGGAAGCCGTACCGGTGGCGATTCAGGCCGGCTACTACGCACGCATCGTCAAGGACTACGCGGTGCGGCGGCGGATCCGGGAAGCCGGAGTCCGCATCATCCAGAACGTCGACAACCCCACCCGGGGTCTCGACGAGCTGCGGTCGATGGCCCAGGAGGAAATCTTTACCGCCACGGCTGCCCGGCAACGCTCCCGGGAACTGAGCTGGGGGCAGGGCATCGCCGCAGCGTTGGACTCCATCGAGTCCGCCTCCCACGCCTCCGGGTTCCAGGGGCTACCTACCTGGATCGGCCGGTTGAACCAGATGACCGGTGGGCTGCGTCCCGGGCAGCTCGTGGTCATCGCAGGACGACCAGGTATGGGCAAGAGCGTCTTCGGGTTGGACATGGTGCGGCTCGTCGGCATCCACCGCCGGCTGGGCTGCCAGATGTTCAGCTTGGAGATGACCCGGGACGAGATCTTCCAACGCACCATCGCCGCCGAGCTGGGCATCCCGTTCGAGCGGGTACGCGACGGCCGGCTGGGACAGGAGGAGTGGGATCGGATGATGGCCTGGGCCGCTGACGTGTCCGAAGCGCCGATCTGGGTCGACGACAACTCCTACGTCGACATGGCCTACGTCCGCACCGTCAGCCGCCAACGTGCAGCCGTCGAAGAGATCAACCTCGTCGTCGTCGACTACCTCCAGCTCATGGCCACCCCTGGCCGACGGATCGAGAACCGGCAGCAGGAAGTCGCCGACATGTCTCGGGGGCTGAAGTTGCTGGCCAAGGAGCTGAACTGCGTGGTCATCGCCGCCAGCCAGCTCAACCGGGAAGTTGAACGACGGGCCGACAAGCGCCCCAACCTGTCCGACCTACGGGAGAGTGGAGCTGTCGAACAGGACGCTGACATTGTGATCCTGCTGCACCGACCCGACTACTACGACGAGATGGACCGCCCCCGGGAAGCCGACATGATCGTTGCGAAGCAGCGCAACGGCCCCACCGGGGACATCGCGGTGTTCGCCGACCTGGGGCACATGCGGTTCCGTGATCTCGACGTAGTGTAAGGTCACGACAGACAGGGAGGTGGATCATGGGAACCGATGTCGTCCTGCGGAGCACCGACGTCCCGGTGTCGTTTACAGACCAGATGCAGATGGCCAAGGTGCTGGCCGAGTCCTCTCTGCTGCCGCGACACCTGCGTAACCAGCCGGCCAACGTCCTGGTCGTGCTTTCCGGTGCCCGTGCGTTGGATGTGCCGGCATTCTGGGCCTTGCAGTCGATGTTTGTTGTCGAGGGCAAACTCAGCATGTCGGCGGAGCTGATGCGTGCCCTGGCGATCCGGGCCGGTCACAAGGTCACCGTGGTCAAGCGGACCCGCGAAGAGGCCATCATCGAGGTGCAGCGGAAGGACAAGACCAAGCCCTACCGGGTTGAGTTCACCTGGGAGGATGCCGAAGCGGCTGAGCTGACCGACAAGCTGAACTGGAAGCGTTACCCAAAGGCCATGTTGGTGGCGCGGGCCACCGCCATCGCGGTCCGGGACGAATGTGCCGACGTGCTGTTCGGTGTGGTCTACACCCCGGAGGAGCTGGGAGCCACCGTCGACGAGGACGGCAACCCGGTGGTCGATGGTGAGATCGTCGAACCACCCAGCCAGGAAGACGTCAACAACTGGTCCTACGCCCTGTCCACCGTCGCCTTGGCGGAGATACCGGTGGTGTGGGCGGAGGTGTTGGCACAAGGCGCCACGGATGCACCGGCACCCAGCGGTGACACGCTGGCACAGACCCTGGCGACCCGGCTGGGACTGGAAGCGTTGGACTGCCAGATCAAGGCGCACGTGCGGGAGCTGTGGACCTTGGCCCGGGTGTGTGAAGTCCTCGACGCCACGGTCCAGGTCGGTGAGGAGCGGGAACCGCTGCGGTCCTACCTGACCCGCAAGGCTGACGAGCTGCCGGAACAGGAAGAAACCCCAGACCCCGTGGAGACGGAGAATGCCCAGCGGCTCCGGGAGCAGGCAGCCGCTAGCTGGGAGGAGACGGATGGACACGTGGCGGGATCAGGCCCCGGGAGCGGGGAATCATCCGGAGCCGACGACACCAACGACACGTGACGCAGCCGACCGGGCGCTGTTCTGGGCTTCGGTGAAGGATGCGGTAGTCGTCGAGGCGGAACTGGCCCGCCAGGATGTGGTCCGGCAGATGACCACAGCCGGCTCGTTGAAGCAGCAGGTGCTCGACGCGGACAAAACGGAGATGGGCACCGTCTCGATTTCCAGCCGACGGTGGGTTGCGGTGATCACCGACCCGGCGGCGCTCCTCGACTGGGTGATCCGTAACCGTCCCGACGAGATTGTTCCGATGATCCGGGAAAGCTACCTGGAGGCGTTGAAGGCCCAGGTGGTCCGCAACGCCAAGGATCCCGATGGGCCAGGACCCTACGCTGTCGATCCAGCCACAGGTGAAAGGCTTCCCGGTGTCGAGGCCCACCTGGTCCCCGGCAACCTGACCATCCGTAAGACATCCGAGGCCAAGACGCGGGCGCGAGCACTCCTGGGTGATCTACTCGGACGCGCGCTCGGCCGATGAGCTGGGAACAGTCCCGTATCCAGGTGCAGGCCCGCTGCCACGGCATGTGTGAGGGCTGTGGTGCGGCGATGCGGGAAGTCCACCATAGACAGCCCCGGGGAATGGGCGGGGTGTACGGCGCGGCGGCGGAAACCGCACACGCCACCAGCAACCTGATGGGCCTATGCCCTGGCTGCCACCGGTTCACCGAGACCGATCCCGAGCAGGCCCGGCAGCTTGGCTGGCTGGTGCGGCATGGAGTCAGCTCCCGTTCGGTGCCGGCACGGATGGTGACGGTGAACGGAGTGGGCTGGTTCCGCCTCGACGACGAAGCTGGCTACCACTGGGTGGACGAAGGTACTGCTCTATTCGTGGTACGGCTGGCGAACCGTGGCTGACCAGCGGCTGTATGGTCGGACTTGACAAGCGTGGCCGGACAAGGCAAGCTCTCAACCCGTTGGAACCAACAAACGGAGGGAGTAAAGGATGCCGACCGCAACCAGGACCCGGACGCGCAAGAGCGCCGACACCGGGCCGTATGTGGCTCCGTATCTGGAGGGAGTCGAAGGACTCACCGACGAGCAGAGCATGGCCATCCGGGGCAAGCTGGAAGATCTGGTCGTCCGGCAGGTGCGCCGTGCCGGTCACTGCGACGCCGCGTTGCAGATCATGCGCCCCGTCCTCGGCCAGTCCACGCTCGGCGCCAACGATCGCAACAGCTTCTACGACAGCGAAGGTGCCGACTGCTGGAACGAGCGTTGGCGGGACGAGAACGGCTTCGACAAGCAGGGCTTCGACCGCAACGGCTACAACGCCGAAGGCTTCAACCGGCAGGGGCGGGACCGCGACGGCTTCGACATCGAGGGGCGCGACGAGAACGGGGGCCACCGGGACGACCTGAGCAGGTT